TACGGCATAGTGCCAAGCGAGTACGAAATGGCCGCATTGCAGCATCTTGAGTCGGCGGATTCACGACAAAAATGCCAAATCGCCAACAAAATTATATCTGGAAAGCCAGGCGATTTGGTATACACAGAGGAGCCCATCGAAGCATTAGACCCCTTGTCCTGGCAATTTCAAAGTATGGTAGGCGAGTCAACGGTCCCGGCACTGGTGCCGGAATAAAATGGTGGGGAAAGATACAATATCCCGAGGAGGACGCGACCCTTCTTGGTGAAAATATGTTTACTAAGCGCAATGGGGTAGCTGAGGTGTATTACATGGCCTTGCCTGTAGGTAATATGCCGATGCTTTACCACCCCGTAGTGAATACGGATTTTAAGACAGATGAGGAAAATTCACTATCAAAGCGCTTTTCTTTTTATAACACAACAACCCATCCGGACATCGACCGGAGGGTCAAGCGGACCATCTTGCGACTGGCAAAGATGATCGGCACACTTGAACCATGGACGCAACAGCGTGTGGTCGAACATTACAACGGTAGCCTTAGAAGAAGATACGAACATGCAGCGGAGGAATTGTTGCATGAGCCGCTTGACATAGCGAGAGCATCGCGTGTCTCATGCTTCGTAAAGCGAGAGAAGTGGGAGCAGGTAAAACCCCCACGAACTATTATGTCACGAGATCCGAAGTACACCCTGAACCTAGGAAGGTTCACCAAACCTTTAGAGCACAGATTGTTTCAATTAAAAGATAGGTTTGGTTTGCCAATATTTGCCAAGGGTCGCAACACCAAGGAACGTTTTGACATAATAAAACAAAAATTTGAACTCTTCAAGGATACTCGAGTTGTTGGAATCGACTGTACCAAGTTTGACGCCCATGTGACTGTGGAACAGCTGCGTTGGGAGGCAGGGACGTATTTAAAATGTTTTATGAACAATCCCCTGCTACGTGCTTTGTTGAAGGCTCAAGAGGACAACACCATAAAAACTAAGCACGGTATAAAGCTACAATCAAAAGGGAAAAGGATGTCAGGTGATGCCAACACAGGATTAGGCAATTGTACAATAGTTTATCTCATAATATTGACTTGGTTGATTGAGAATAAACTGGAGGACGATGTCGCTATATTCTGTGACGGCGATGATACGTTAATATTTTTACCACCACACTTGTACCCCATGTTGGATGCTCTAGTTAGTTTGTTTAACGGAGCAGGACACGAAATGCGTATTGACAAAGAGACCTCAAACTTTGAAGAAATCGTATTTTGTCAGTCTTCACCAATCGGAGGTGTGATGGTGCGCAATTGGCGTAAAGTCATTTCACATGCATTCGTTAGCCATAAACATTATGGTGAACCCAAGTTCGGCAGGAAAGTTATGAAATCTATAGCACAAGCCGAACTGTCTCTGAATCGTAATATACCAATCCTCGGGCCCTTTTTCAACGCAATGCTGCAACACTTCAAGGATGTCGACGTACGTGGAGAAGTCTTGGAGTATAGGTTCCGCACCTTTTT